CAGTTCGCAAAATTGAAAAAAGTGTTGCAAATGCAACAAAAACACAACATATAGTATCACATCTCACATTATACGCCTATTTTCCGTTATTCTGATATCGCATTGCACTATATATAGTATTAACGCTAAAGGCTATAAACCGTAAATGTGTATTTACTTGCTAAAATGCGCTACAATTGATTTTGTGGGCATAGGGAGTATAACTATACTATGAATTGATAGAACGTCAAAAAAAGGCATTTAAACGCAAAATAGAATGCTATACGCTGTATAATATGCAAAACAATAATAAATTATTGAATAACGATAAATTATATTGTACTGGTCAAAATGACTCTTTTTTGCCTTTATAATAGTATGATGTGTTATTCTGAATCAGTTAAGGTATACAAGATATCATTTGTATCTGAATCAATAATATTTACTTGTATATGGCAATTCATACCCTTGACAACATTTTCAAGATATTCAAGGGTATACGATTCATTGACATTATTTAATTTTCGTGATAGATTCTGTTGAGTTATGCCGATCTTACGGGCTAAAGGCGTGACCGATATATCACGATCTATCATTAATTTTCGTATAATTTTACTTGTATTAAACATTTTGTAAACCTCCAAAATGATGTATTTCTGTATAAGCTGCACTAACCACAGCAAAAATGATGTGGTTGTTTTATGCATATATACAAAGTATCAAAAAAGCTGTTGACAAATCAAAAATGATGTGGTATTATATAATCACAGCAAGAGCAATGGCAGACCGCTATCACGGGGGCGCGTAACTCAACCCGTCGAACCTTCTGAGGAGGTGACTCCCTGAGGGGCTTTTTTTATGCCTCAATAACCACGGGAGACTCAAACCGCGTAAAACAACGCAACGCGGGGGATTTAATCCTATATGCCGCAAGTAGGGCGATAATAAATACGCCGAAAGCGGAATAACATAAAGGCAAGTGAATCCTATATATCGAGAATGCAATAAGATACATAACAAGTATACCGCAAAAAGCGGTAAATGTCAAGCGGTTGACTCATACAGTTGACCGCTTGAATATGCTTGAATCGGTTGCAATGATACCGATAAAAGCACCAAACGAAAACAAACCATTAAACAATAATTTTAAGGAGGATTCACTATGAAAAAGAAGTTATACGAAATAGAGACAAACCGTCATTTTAAGAACGTAGAGGCATTTTACAAACACTGTGAAAAGTTCTGCGAAAAGCACGGCATTTCTCTTGATATGTGGATGGATTCATTTGAACAGTTTGTGAATCCGATTCAAAAAAGCAACAGCAGAACATCAACAGAAATATGCAAAATGCAGCCTTATGAACATCAAATATTCTTAAGAGACAACTACAATTTTATTATGGAATTTGATTTTTTCGGTGAAAAAGATGGATTCGGATATCTTTACATTGTAGAGTATGACCGATAAAAGCAGCGGTTTTCTAAAGGGTTTTCCGCAAAAAAAGCCCTATTCCACATAGGCAAAAACAAATCAAATTAATATTTTAAAGGAGGCTATTTTATGAATAATAATCAGGTTTTAGCTCTTTTTGAGCAGTACAAACAGTATGCAAAAACTTTTAGCAAGTACAATATCCGCATAGAATCAATCATAGGCTTTTGTGAATCGGGCGGAACGATTACACAAACACATGAATTATACCACAAAACAACGGGCGGCAATTGGAGCAAAAAGCCCGTTGAAAGTGATACAACAGAGATAACAGCGGAGCAGTTCTTAAATCACATGACATGGATTGGTGCATGGTTGGGTGTGAAAGTTACGGGCAAATCATACACATATTGCGGATATATTCCCACAAGAGTTACAAGTGTACGCCCCGACGGAGCAGTAAAAAGCGTGACAACTTTCAAATTCAGCAAATAAAATTCAAATTTCAATGCAGAGTGACGCGGGATTTTTCCCGCGGTAATGCAGCCGGAGGCGGTCACAAGCCCGCTGAATCTGTAAATATATCTTTTGGAGGTTATATATTATGATGTATAGGCATAATGATTTTGAGGAAACTGTTGTGCATCAGTGTGCAGACGCGGACAAATACACAACAGAACATAAACAGGAAATTGCAATGGTACGCCGCCACGATGTAAGCACATTTATTGACGTTGTGACCGGATGCAAATTGAACGGACAAAAAACATATAAAACTATTCATATCAAATATTGTCCGTTTTGCGGATGCGATCTTGCAGCCGATGAAGAAACGGGAAAAATATTGAATCTTAAATTATTATAAAATGGAGGTTTGATGTTATGACTAATCAGGAAAAATGCAGCGTTATTGAAAAAATAATGCAGTCGGACAAAATTAGCTATGACGATAAAATATATTATATTCAATCGTTTTTACTGAATTATTTTACAGTTGACAAAATAAACTGGATATGGGAAAAGTAAAATAAAATCAAAGTTTAAAGCTGTTTTCTAAAGGGTTTTTACAGCTAATTAAAAGCCCTATTCCATACAGGCATATAAACCAATAACGGAAAATTTAAAGGAGGCTAAACTATGAATAAAGCGGAATACAAGAAAATATCACATGATATCAGATATGCAGCTTTTAGGGATGCAAGATATCGCACTGAAAAGACAGGAAAAAAGCACACTACAAGAGGCATACTGCATAATATAATGTGGTGGTGTGACTCAACAGCTATTGACAAATACGGAAATGATCTGTATAAATATCGCTGTATTGGAGACTATGACGGCGGTTTAATATGGGAAAAAAGATGGAGCTTTTAAAGGAGGGAAAATTATGAGTAAAATAATTATCGAAAAAACATGGACTGTTGACAACAAAAATTTTGCCGATCCTTTAATCATCACAAAATCTTATCTTGTATCAGACTATGACGGAAAAAAGATACCTAATAGTGTGGTGTATTCTGTTGATGAATTTGAAGGGGATAATTTGGATTGCTTTAAGACTCTAAAAGAGGCGAAAGCCTATGCAAAAACACTTTGAATAAACCTATATACTATGGGCTTGACTGGAAATTTCAAGCCTATAAATATAGGCTTATTCACCAACAACAATTTTAAGGAGGCTATATTATGAATAAAGTTGAACGTATTTTCAGATGGTTAAATGACGGATATTCAGTCAAAAAAGTTGGTCAAATGCACACTTCTATAGTTAAAAACGGAAATTTCTTTAACTATACTAACTTTGGATCATCCGCTATTAAGGCAAACAAAAAAGAGCTTGAATGGCTATTGATGGAAATTTTTGACGAATCAGACGAATTTTACATTATAGGCAATGACGGATATTTTCGCAGCACTTCAGATTTAATTGATATAACAGACAGAAAAACATATACCTTTACACTATGGTCAAGGGATATTTTCACATATCAGGAAAAACCTTTAAAACAGTATGAAATGACTTTATCGGAAATGTTACGCAGCTATTATGATGTAGCGGAAAAATACTATAAGGATCACAAAATGAATAAACCGCATTTTGCAATTAGTTGTGAAAATCCATTTTTCAGATATTGGAATTTCTGTATATAAGGAGGCGTAATTATGAAAATAACAATAGCTTACTGGAAAAACCTAAACGGAAAAATAACAATTAATTCGCAGCGTGTAACAGAAGTGATAACAGGCGATAATGCAAAAGACTGTATGCAACAGTTTGCTGTTTTGGAATGAGGCAGCACTTTACAAACCGATCAGAAGCTATACAACGCTTTTATAATGCAATGGAAAATTGCAATAATAGCCTTGAATATGACAGTTACGCAAAAATATTTTGTCAACTCATGGAAGGGAAAAACTATTGCAATGATAATTAAAATAAAAACTTTTCGGAAAATCATTGACAAAACAACTAATGTGTGATATAATATAATCACAGAAAACATATTGACTTTATAGCTGATATGTGATAATATGAAACTATAAGCAAACCGGAAAATTAAAGGAGGTATTCTTATGACAATTACAAATCGTGAAGAAATAGTTGAACAGCTTACAGAAATGTTAATGCAGTTTGACAAAGAAGCTAACACACGCTATCCAACAGACGTATATCTATATTATGATTCGGAAAATCAGACGGCGGAGCTTGATACATTCGCAAATGTAGGCGGAAATTCATGGTTAAATGACGATCATTATACCATCTATACCGACAAAGAACATTATGACGGGGATATGTGGTCACGGTATCAGTCTGTTGAGGAGCTTGCCGAGTATGCGGAAATTCCGCTTGATGAACTCAGAGAAAAAGTGATTGAGAGACTTAAGCTTGATGAGGATGAAGCCGAGGACTTTGAGCTTGACTATTATGAGGCAAGGGAATTTTTCAAGGCTAATGATGAGTATATGGAAAAATTACAGGCAGCATATGAAGAATGTATTGACGATATGAGATCGGATTATGCAGATAGAGCCGAGGAAATTTTAAACAGATTTGAAGAAGAACAGGAATTTATTGAAGCTGAGGAAAAGGCAAGGGAAAATTGGTAACAAATTCTGCACAAGTTTTCTACTGGAAATTTGTGCAGAACCTATACTTGACAAGATAACAAATGTGTGGTATACTATAATCACAAGGAAAAACCTTGTATATTATATCACTTCACAAGAAAACAAATGAATGAAAAGTGTATTTTACAGGAGGGAAAGTTATGAAAAAGCTTATAAGAGAAATCAATGAGTATACAGACCTTTATCGTGATGATGTTACAGGCATTGCATGGATAGAGGACGGCAGCACAGGCATGGGAATATCTATACATTCTAATATCTCAGATACAGGCTCAGTTAGAGGAATGACCGAGACTGAGGCTATAAAGGCAAGTATCAAATATTATGAGCCATTAAAGGAGGACAAGGCATGATACAGAAGATACTGGAAAACTGCTATACCAATGCAGAGGATGAAGCAGAACTGAATGCTGCAATAGCCTATATTGTAGCCAACGGAGACAAGCACGAATATATCAGAACCAATTATATCTCATGGAGCAATTAAGGAGGCGACGGCATGAACAACTACCAGACCGCAAAGGGAAAAGCCCGACAGGAAGCTATGGAATATCAGCTTACATTTGCCGATCATAATTATAGTTATAGTGAGCTTGTGGAAATTCAGCACCACTTTGAAGCTATCGGCAAAAGGTACGGACTTCTCACCGAATTCAGGGATAACGGCATTATATAAGGAGGCATGACTATGTATAACTACATGGAAAAGGTAACGGAAATTGCTGAGAGTTTAGGCTGGGACGTATCAATTGACGACGACAGCGCAGACTTTCAGTATTGCACAAACTATGGTCAGGACTGCCATATGAACATCACATTGACGGAAGATTACGACTTATTCTTACGCCGCATATATGAGCAGTACGACACTTACGACGTATCAGAGGAGGCTTCGCTTTGGATAGACAACACAGGACACGGCAAGAACGGAGCGCCGAATGATCTTGAAGATATCCTGAATGATATGAAAGAGTTTAAGGCTGCAATGCTGGAATTGTGGGAAAATCTCAAAGGAAAAGCAGTCAGAAATGAACTCTATATCGGAAACGCACATATCTATTTCAAGGCAATGAGCGACAGCGCAGAGGACGTATATAATCTTTTACAGGCGATCTGTTTTGAAAATGGCATAGAGTTGTGTTTTGATGGTGAAGCCATCCTGAGAGACAGCGACGGAAACGACATTGATTCTTATGCGGATTAAGGAGGCGGAAGCATGAATTATCGTGACTGTTTGGAAATTCTGAAAGACAACTATTGCAGAGGCGGAGAGACAGACAAAGACGGTTTATACAGATTTATTTCAGGCGGAAATCTGCTTTACCTTGCCAATAAGTCAGGCGGATGGTGTTATAGATATACTGGATCGGCGCACAGCATGGTCAAGTTTTCTATAAAGGCAGACGGAAAAATGAAAGACAGCGGGAAGTTACGGAAATGTGATGTACTTGACCTTGACAAAGTATTTCAGAAGTCAACAAAGTACGCAGTTCTCACACCGCAACAAGAACATACAATGCAGCCGCTTGTATGGGAAATTATAAACCAATAAAAAGTGTATTTTAACAGGAGGTCGAAACTATGAAATACAGAGTAACACGGAAATTTCTTGACGGTATTCTTCAGGGATTGACATTTGCAGAGGACACGGATCAAGAGTTTATTCTTGGAAAAGTCTATCAGGAATGTTTAACAGGCAATCACTACAAGATTATATCAATCTATATTTACGCTGAATAAGGAGGAAAAATTATGACTAAACAAGATGCTTTAAGAGCAGCAAACTCTATTGAACGTATGATGGAAAGCCGAAGCGGACAACTTGAAAAGCCTTTAACAAGTCATTATGAATTGAATGAAGTGTTTGAGAGCTTTTCAAAATGTTGTTTTGGAAAAACAATAACGACTATATGTCAGAATGTAGCAGACTTTTATAGGAAATACAAGTTTGATGTGCAGCCCGAAGGCATAGGCTGGAAAATAACTTGCCCGATAAAGTTTGAGGAATAAGGAGGAATGAATATGTTATTTGTAGTTGATACAGGAAAATTGAAGAAGGCTATTGCTTATACTGATGCAACCGATCTTCTTCATACATTACAGGCAACAAACAATACGGAAATGTTAAAGACGTTTATTGACTGTTTGGAAATTCGAGACAGTAAGATTGACGGGATATGTGAAAACATAATGGAATTGACAAAGATTGATGAATGGGAGGCTGGAAATATGAAATACTATGAAATTGAATTTGCTCATAGAGCAGAAATTGAGGATGAGAGCTTTATCTGTACACCCGATAGATATAGTATCTGTATCTTAGCGGAAAGAGAGCCTTCATATGAAGAAGCGGAAATTTTCTGCAAAGAGGATATGAACAATTTAGGTTATGACATGGTAAGTGATGTGTTGGAAATTAGCAAGGAAGAAGCCTACAATTTCTTTGATATGGAAAATGCAGACAACTTTCCGATATTCAAGTAAATAAAATGACTGTTCTATCAGTCGGAAAAGTGAGGTGTTAAGCGCAGCTAATTGCCTATAATGGTCAGAGCTTATAGGCAAATACATACGCTTAAACGGAAAATCAATACAGCCGGAAGGTAAGGAGGTCAATATGAATAATACAAAGGTACAGGCGAAGGAAAACGCATACACAGATTGGTTTGAAATGACATTTAATTCATGGACATGGGAAAAATTAACAGACTATGAACGCAAAACATTTGTGGATCAGATGGATTCATGGTGCAATTACAGAGGACTTCTTATAGGTACATACAGGCAGAGATGGGAAATTTTATGTGAGATGTATCATGTATATCTGTTAGGAGTAGGATATAAGCCAATAGGCTGGAGAGAAAACACAGAGGAAAATCCAAAGTTTTAAGGAGGTATAATTATGAATAATACGGTATATGAAAATGGTGGTATTACCATAATGCAGACAGCGGAAAATCGTTATAGAGCAATTACTGATACTACAGATATTGAGATGGAAGTTGAGTTGATAGATGAATACAGAACAGCGATTAAAGCTGTTTACTGTAAGGAAAAACGTTATCAAGGGAATGGAAAATGGAGCGATAAATTTTATAAGAGTAAAAAAGAAATGGTAGATCATTGTGAAAGATGGTTTTTATATCAGTTAGAAGAAAACGGTATAATCCGCAAACGGAAAGTTATAGGAGGTTAATGTTATGAATAATAGTGAGATTATCAAAGGAAAATCTGTTAAAAAGTATCTGGATAGAGCTTTAAAGAATGGCTGGAAAATAGCAAAGAGAATTGACTTTGCAGACGATCAGTATAACTATCATCTTGTACCTGAGAACGGAAGTGACGGTTATATCTGTATGTGGTGTAAAGGAAAAGAGTTTGAAGCGCAGTACAATGCGGAAAAATATCACGATGATAACTACAAAGGCGAAACGCTTTATGAGACTGGCTATAATAAATCAACTCTGTATATGGGCATACGGTTTAAGGAGGCATAATTATGAGAGTTACATTAAATGATATTAGAAATCTGTTTGCACCCACAACACGCTTTAGATTAGTGTGTGTATGGTATGATAACATGGATAATAAACGCAAAGAACGTGTATATCTTGACAATTTATTCTGGGGAACAGCATCATTTGCAAGTATGGAAATTTTAAATCAGTCTATCACAGTTCTGAATGATGATTGTGTGGAAATTGAAACGGATATGCCTGTTGAACTATTCAAGGCAATGAAAGAATATCTGGAAAAATATCAAGAGGAGGCATAACTATGAATGAGATTTATATTGCTAATGCACACATTTACTTTAAAGGCAATACAGCCGATGCGGAAACACTTTACAGACAGCTACAGGAAATTTGTTTCCATAATGGCATAGAGCTTTGTGCTGACGGAGAAATTGTTCTCAGGGATGAGGACGGAAACGACATTGATTCATTTGAGGAGGTTTAACTATGGAAAATTATTATAATATGATTTGGGAATTAGATGCCGAATATGAGGACGGGACAATCATTAATGAGACAAGACCATACGACAACAGCAAAGGCGAAGCGGATCAGCAGTATGAGCTTGAATGTGAGCTTATAGAGGAAAATTCTTACAGCTTTGGAAAATGCACATATTACAGTGTGGCATTGGTATACGATTAAATAACACTTTAATCGGCATTATATCCGAGTGCATTGGAAATTCGATGCACTCCAATATGGTGCTGAGAGCACAACAAATTAATGATAGGAGGTCATTGTATGACAAATTATATTAAGGTTAACCACACAGGAGATCAGCTTATATTACTATCATTCACAGCGGAAAAGTTAAACAGCTTGACACCTGAAGGCTGTCCGTTCCCAAACTATACATTTCTTGACTTGCTGAGAGACTTAGTGCAGATGTACTCATGGAAAATCAGCAAGGACACCACGGCAGCAGACTTTATTGAAATGCTGATGCAGGAAGATGCACACGCTGTTGCATACGGAAAAGAAATCATAGACTTATTAGAAATATAAGGAGGAAATAATTATGACTACGGAAAAATATTTAGAGCTTGTAAACAAGGCTATTGAAAATCTGAAAGATAATGATGATAACTACGGACAGACACCTATTGACTTCATGAGGAAAAACGGGATTAAGTCAACTGATAATATGCGCTTTTTCCTTGACAGTGTAGGAGTTTACCTTGAGGAAATCAGATGCGGACTTCTCGCAGATATTGAGGCAGCAGAAGCAAAGAAGAACGGAAAATCAAGTGCTTTATCTGCCATCAAGAAGTTATGCAATGACAACTACAAAGAAAATCAGAATAGAAAACCTTCTATTGCTTATGCAAACTATGATGAATCGGAAAATATATACTTCACAGTCAGCGGAACGTGGATGATTGTATCAGAAAATCCCGCTGGTATGGTAGAAATGCCTGAGAACGTCAAGAAGGATATGGAAAAGCCTTTTGATTATAAGAGAGTTATACCACAGAAGTATGAGATGTACAAAGTAGAATTGCCATCACTGGCGAAGATCAGCACTTATTTAAAAGCTCGTAAAGCCACAAGGAATAAACATGATAAGTTATGGGATAGACTTGTATTCAACGACTTTGCCGTTAAGGGAGAATGGTTAGAGGCAGCCATGAAGATAACAGGCTCATCGGAAATTTATGTTAAAAGCAGCGTGACCGCACTTCTCATGGAAGGAAACGGGTACACAATGGTGCTGATGCCTATAAAGAATACAGAAGTAGACAAGGACACAGGAGAAACAAAACATATGCCAATCACAGACTTTGACAATATCTGAGAGGAGGATATTTATGACACTATTACAGGCGTTACAACTTGCTGAAAAACTGGAAAAATCACACATTAAAGTGCTCAAATGGTTCATTCAGAATGGACAGTTTGAAGGCTCATACAGAGAGCTTTCAACTGCCATCTATGGAAATCCAAAGGTAGCAAGTAACGTGAATAAATACGTAAAACATCTTGCGGAGATCGGACTGCTTATAGTAGCTGTCAACGATGATTGCAATTGCTTTGACGTAAACCGCACTTGCATCTACGTCAATCCGGATTGGAGGTAATGATATGCCATATAAAACAGCAAAACAAAAACTTCCACCTGAGTTAGACCGCAGACGGAAGTTGAGCGATGAGCAGAAGGATGAGATAAAACACAAGTATTCTACTGGCTTTTATAGCCTTAATGGACTTGCAAAGGAATACAACGTCAGCAAGAAAACAGTGCTGCTTATAGTTAATCCTGAGAGCAAACGGAAAAATGACGAGCGCATAAAAGAACACTGGCGTGATTATGCGCCCACAAAAGAAGAACGCAATGCCATTGCAAGAGAGCATAGAGCATACAAACATAAAGTATTAGGAGGTAAATAATTATGTACGAAGCAGTAAAGCGTGAATTGGAATTAAGGGACATTGACAAGAGAGGACTTCTCGGAAATTTAAGTTATCTTGAATTACTTTGTCTCGCCTATAAATTACATATCTGTTAAGGAGGAAAATCAAATGAGGACAGAAATTCAGGTATTCACAAGCGAAAAGTTTGGACAGCTCAGGACAGCCGAAATTGATGGTGTTATATGGTTTTGCGGCATTGACGTTGCAAAAGCACTTGGATATACAAATCCGAGAGATGCCTATAAACGGCACTGTAAGTCAAAGGGAGTCGTGAAACGCTACACCCCTACGGATGGTGGAAGGCAAGAAATGGTTTATCTTGATGAGGGTAATGTCTACCGCCTTATAACCCACAGTAAACTCCCGTCAGCAGAACGGTTTGAATCATGGGTATTTGACGAAGTTCTTCCATCAATCCGCAGAACAGGATCATATATAGGCAAATCGGAAAATCCAAATGTAGCACTTGTGACTATTACTCCTGAAATGGCAGAAGAAATGTTGAAGAAGAACATAGGCAATCGGAAAATTAATCAGGCTAATGTGAACCGCATTGCAGCAGATATGGCAACAGGCAATTACAAGCTGAATGGTGAGACAATTAAGATAAGCCCTAACGGAGAAATACTTGACGGTCAGCACAGACTCTTAGCAGCCGTTAAAAGCGGAATGACATTCAGAACATACATTGTATACAACGTAGAGCGTGAATCTATCGGTACTATTGATATGGGCAAGGGCAGAAGCGTTGCTGATTCTCTTAATGTCATGGGCTGTAATATCAAACAGGGAATTATCCCTGCTATGAACTTCTATTTCAACAGAGGACAGAAGCTCACAACAGCACAGACAGGATGCTTATGGAATACCTACGAGGATAAACTGAATATGATATGTGATGTTCTTGTGGGCAGTCATCACGACTACTTATTATCTCAGCGTGATCTCAGAGGCTTTGTAATACATCTTGCCATATCGGAAAAGTGGTCTGAAGATGATTTGAGAGTGTTTGTAAACGGTTTGAAGAATAAGCCTAACCGTGATACAACTTATGAATTATCTGCATACAACTTCCGCAATTGGTATGACAGAAAAGTACACGGCAAGCTCCGCAATTTGAAGTCACTCGGAGAAAAGAATAAAGCCAACGTCACACTTGATGCACTCTGCACACTTGCAGAAGGCTACACAAATGACAAGCTGGTGCGTTCATTCGCTTGGAAAAATCGTGCAAAGGGAGTCTTAGATACTGGATATAACATTGCACAGCAGAGATTTATTGCATTAATAGCAGAAAGTCAGAACCGTATAGGAATGGAGGAATGAATATGAATAATAATAGATGTGTAAGTTGTGGAGCTGTTATCCCCGAAGGCAGACAGGTCTGCTACAGATGCTCAAAGGGAAAATTTAAGCGTTTTGGTGCATTATTGGCGGCGTCAGCACTGATGTTGTCTACAGCCTATCCAACTCCTGTAAAAGCAGCACAGCATGATATGGGAACGCTTATGAAAGACGTTAACTTTGACGGTTCTATTGACGGCAAGGATGCAACGCTTGTCTTGACAGAATACGCTCATACATCAGTCGGAGAGCAGTCAACATTCACACCTACACAGAAATTTGTAGCCGACACCGATTTTGACGGAGCTGTCACCGCAGTTGATGCAAGTTGTATTCTATCTACTTATGCTATTAACAGTACAGATCGGAAATATCCTGCAAAAACAGTAACCTTTGGTGTGCTTTCCACAGATTATCAGTCTTTCTTTCTGGAAAATGCGTTTGAGTATGCTCATGATAATGGTATTTCAGAGTCCAAAGTTGTTGCTAATATAACTGTGTGGATGGAAAACGGATGCCATTACGCCACATATGCAGTAGAAAAGCCCTCAGCATAAACCGAGAGCAATGATTTAATTATTAATTCGCTTATTAGCTTTGTTATTAGATACGATAATAATAATGCAGATACAAGAGCCGAAAGCGCAAGCACTGGTAATAGCCAAAAAGATGCGCTTTGCTTTCTGTAATTCTTCCAGTTTCCATTTCGATGATACGCTACGGACGGTTGAATCTATAGAACCACTAAGATCAGACGCTAAACTGGACAAACTATGTAGTGTTTTTTGAATTTCAATTTCTTGATTGTTTTCATTTGCCTTGTAAAAACATATGCAACCAGCAATCAAGAAACAGATAAGCAGAAAAATAGGAATGGCGTTTGACTTTTTTCGAGTAGTGACTACAGGAGTTTGGTTGATTCCGTAACCACAATGAGGGCATGAAACCACTGTGTTGGAAATTTCTTTACCACATTCAGGACAATTAATAAGAGCCATAATCATTCTCCTTTCTCGTTAGGGGCGTTGTCAGGCACATAGGTAATTAGATCGGCTGGCTGACAATCGAATATCTCGCAGAGCTTGTTGAGATGTTCAACACGGATCATTGTAGCTTTGCTATTTTCATAATCGGATAGAGTACTTTTCCTAATCATAGATAACTCGTGAAGCTCTTGTTGAGACATCTCGTTATGGAGTAAACGTTGCATCTTAATCGTGAATTTAATCATAAAATCCCTCCTTTGTGGAAAATTCACAATAAACATAAAGCGAATTTGGTTATGATTATAGCGAATTACGGGTTGACATATAGCGAATTTCGTGATATAATAAAAGCACAGTAAAGGGAATCAAATAAATGATTTCGCTTTTCGTGATAATTATATCATATTTCGTAAGAAATGTCAATGGAGAGGGAGTGAATAAAATGTTACAGAATAATAAACGCAGGGCAATGCGACAGCACAGAGTATGTGACATTATTAAAGAGATCAAATACATCTTTGGTAGAAAACATCATTTCGTATCAAAGGACACTGAGAGATACTTGCTCATGTGGTACGATGATGCAAGGAAAAATCTCAAAAAATGCCGAGATGAATTAAGGCTCAGCGAGAACGCTGACGGAATACCGAATACAGAAGCCATTAAGCGATTTGAATATTATCACGGTCAGGTTGTACTGCTCGAAGATATAATGGAAACACTGCTCGTAGAATACACTGGTAATCGCTGGACAATCAGCTATTAAAGAATAACGGGAGGTATGAATTATGTTGGAAAATGCAATTAAAAAAGAATGTAATATTATTGAGATGTTCCCTGAAAAGAAGCGTGACTTCTCCGCAATGATTCCGCAGAGCATACTTCCCGACACTGAGAAGGAACTCAATGAGGTCATTGACATTGAGGATAACATGACAGATACAGAAGGCATGGATGCAATGAGTGAACCAATCTTCAATGGCGTGATAGAGTATCTGTTGGAAAAAGGCAAGACCAGAGATGTGCTGATGTATGTATTACAGGCAAATTTCGGCATACGCCACAGTGATCTTATCAAGCTGAAGCTCATAAACCTGATTGACATTGACGGAAATTTCCGTGATAAAGTAAACTGGTGTGAACAGAAAACAAGCAAGACACGCCAGTACATCATTAATGATGCAGTCAAGGCAGCGACCATAATTTACCTCAGAAATCATGCTGACAAGAAGTTGACCGACTTTCTGTTTACAGCAGAGGGCAGTAACAAAGGTTACAAGAAAGTCACCTATAAGGATGAGAACGGCAAAGTCAAAGCTCTTAGAGCGAATGGAAAATTTGTTTATGAGCGTGATGAAAACGGTAATCTTATTCCAGAACCGCTACGCAGAGATCATGCCGAGAACACCTTGAAAGATGCTCTCATAGCAATAGGCATTAAGTTGAAGAATGACAGACGTTGCAAGGATGGAGAATACAAGCTGAATACTCATAGCAACCGGAAATTTTATTCGGAAAAGTTCAGCGAAGTCGCTTACACTTTAAAGGCAGAGGGTAAACTTAATGTTGATGCTGATGTATTAGCACTTGTGCAGCTTGACCTGAGACATAGCTCAATGCAGACTACTATGCGATACAACCACAGCTTTGACCGCATAAAGGAAGTAGTTTGTCAGCACATGAATATTGGTCTTTCAGTTCTTGAAAGATACTTATAAGGAGGAGGAAATGAAAATGAACGAATTTATGATTGGCATGGTAGCAGGAGCTTCAATTTTCGCAGTCGCAATTGCTATTAGCATGGCAAAGGCAGCGAAAGAGATTGATGAAACCGAAGCAGAAATCTTTTCAAAGGAGGCTGATAAGCATGGCATGGAATCCTGATGTGTTTTGCAAGTGTGCTAATTGCGGAGGCGAAATTTACATAGGGGATAACTACTATAAACTCCCCTGTCCGCTAAGCCCACGGGCAACATTCGAGAGAATGGTTTATACGTTCTGTGAGTCTTGCATTGACAGTGCAAGAGAGGAGGCACGTTTTGAACCACTTGATGATGATACAATAGCGGATATGAAAGGATAAGGAAGTGATCTTATGGCAGACAAAAAGAGTTTTATGATGTATTTAGATACCATAGCACAGTGGGATATGCTGACAGATGCACAGGCAGGGCAGCTTGTAAAAGCACTTATGGCATATGCCAATGACGGTACACTTATTGACATTGATGACGGCATGGTAAAAATGGCATTCTCCTTTATGTCTGCCCAGATTGACAGAGATAATGAGAGATATGCCGAGAAATGTAAGCAAAACTCTGAGAAGGCTCGTATGCGTTGGCATAAAAAAGATGCCGATGTATGCAACGGCATACCAATGGATGCCAACGATACCGATAAAGATAAAGAGAAGGATAAAGAAAAAGATACAGATACGGATACGGATAAGGAGAGAGATAAAGATAATCTCATCACTCTCACGCCCCAAGAATATAAAAAGCTCGTATCTGACTATGGGGAAACAACGGTGTCTGAATATGTAGAGAAAGTTGAAAACTATTGCAGAAGTAGTGGCAAACGATATAAGAACTATGAAGCTACAATCAGATCGTGGATGTCGAGAGATGGACATAAAAAGTCAGATGTTAGCAAGTACGACTTTGCCATTAACCGTTTTGATGCACCAAGTTAATCATCGAAGAACTTCTCTTTGTGACGTAGAGCAGCTTCAATCAGCATAGTTATTAACTCGTCTTTCCTCTGGAGGTAGCTGTCTTTTATGGCAATCTGCTCTTTGAGAAAATCAACCCTACGGTTTGCAAGTTCTCTTTCTTCTGCCAGTTGTTTTTCGAGTTGCTGTATACGTTCATTTTTGTAACGCAACAGAGAGATAGACAGGTTTTTATCGTGTGTCTTAGGGGATATAGACTCCGCACCCAGCAAAGCGGCGGCTATGGGGCGTATAGTAAGATCGAAATTAAAACTATCATCATCCTCTGAACCGTCTTTAAAAACCCTCTTGACAGTAGACAGAGACACGTAATCGTCATTGTTATTCTGCTCGGCATACTCACTGACTATATCAACTATGCGTTTCAGTGAGAATCCGTGTTCTTCCCGGTACTGTTTGAGCTGGATAATGAGTTCACGTTTACGTTCGATTAGCTCCATAGAAAAACCACCTTTACACTAAATTAGACCTTTTTAGGTCTTGAAAAAGCCATATGAAAACGATATACTAATCATATCATATTTATAGGCTTGTGTCAAGAAAGAAAATCTTCACAGAATTATCACATATTTTTCTTGTTTATCGAAAACTTTCACACGATAAACACATTAGACGATTGACAAAACAGAACAAATGTTCTATAATGTGGATAATATATTATCGAGGAGGAATTTCATATGAATATTTTTAGCTTACTCGGCAAAATCATGGACGATGCAAGGAGTGGACTCGTTCACTTTGACTGCTGGAATGACAATTCAGAAGTAGTTTATGACTGCTGCACAGACTACATTGCAGATGATGTCTATGACTTCATCACAGATGAGATGAAGGACGGCTGTGCTATTGTATTCAGAGCAGATGCCAATTGCAACTTTGAAATTGCCGAGATAGACTACATTGACAAGGACGGGATGGAAATGAGTGTCGATGTAAGAGAAAGCATAAGAAAAGATATGATGTCGGATAATCTTTTATCCGTATACCATGATTTGTGCGAAAAGATAGTCGATCTATCGTAGTCGGAATCTTGACATTTTGTGCAGATTTTGGTATAATCTAAGACAAAAGGAGGCTTATGTATGATTTACAAATTTGATGAATATGTAGCAGAGTTCCCAAAAAAGAACGTGTCTACTTTAAAAAAATTTGAATCCGAAGCAAAGAATCTGCACGAGATGTCAATAGAAGAAATTAATGCTATAATTGCAACTTGGGGTGCAGTAACTCAAGCTACTGCTACTAATCAGAAAAGTATTATTAGTTTATACTTTGATTGGCTAACCAAGAATGATATTCCTGTGACTGCAAATATAGACGATATTATTATTCCCATTAAAACCGCTGAATTTCTCATATATTCAAGCGAAATGATACATGAATACTGGGAGAAGTTCTTTACAAGCTGTGAAAAAGCAGCCACAAAGACAGGTAACTTCTTTAGTCGTGACAAATACCTTACAAGCTATGTTGCCGATATATTATCCTTTTATGGGTTAACCGCAGAGCAGATTCTTGCACTTGATCTCAGTGACGTACAGCGAGAGGGCGTTGCCAGATATGATTTGCCTTTAACTCAGAGAGATATTGATACGCTTGTGAACTATAAGAGTCTCAACGAGTTTGCCAATAATAAAAAGGTAAGTGGTCATAAGTACATAAGAGCCGCTGGCGTTGTCAATGAAGATACGCTTGATAGAGGCATTAATCATGGTGCTTGTCAGAGTGAAGATAAATACTTGAAACGTCTACTTACATTTAAGAACGCTTATAAACTCGGCAGATATGCAGAGATATACGCTGAAGAAAAGCGTACAGGCAAGCTTGTAGACCTCTCAAACAGAGCTGTCCCTGCCGAATGGTTCTTAAAGAAGATAGAGTTGATTGTAGGCAATGAGTTAAAAATCAACCGTATTACTGCCTACAAGAAAGACTATGAGGCATACAGATCGGAACGTATGAAATACGAGGCTAAGAACAATGCTGAGTACGCAGCTAAGATAGACAAGTCATTTGAGCAACTCGAAAAGGTCGTAGAGAAGCCAGACGTAACTGGATTACTCGAAGCTTTGAAATACGTCGATGCGACTATTTCCGAAGTAGACAAAATCAAGGTAAATCTGCTTGGTATAAAGGCTCAGATAACTAAGTTTGTTAAATAATAAAAATATATCGGAATAGTATTGACAAATAGAGTAATGAGTGATATAATATAATTGTAGGGAGGAGATAAAAACCTTCTCCCTACAGCCAAGCCTTTGCAATGTGACAAATTATATTTATGCGCTTGCAAGGCAACAAATTAGATATTGCGGATTAGCCAAGTTAGGATGAAGGCATACGACTTTGACTCGTACATTCATAGGTTCAAATCCTATATCCGCAACTTAGTTTCTTTCATATGTAATACTCCTTTCTTCAGTCTGGCGGAGGGACTTAAAATCTCCGCAAACACGAAATCTACACACTTTGGCTTTGCCATTGTGTTGACCTCCTAAGCCCGTCATTGTGGCGGGCAACAAGCTCCCTTGCTGGAATTGGTAGACAGGACAGTCCCAAAAACTGTTGCAGAAATGCGTATGGCTTCGAGTGCCATAGGGAGCACCATACTAACGCACAATATATTGATTGTTATACTGAGATAATTGTTATAACATACAATATGTTGTGCTTTGTATTAAACTAATATTTCAAGGCGGTGATTACTTTGAGATTATGGCATTACAAACTTTTACTCTACCTGCCACGTTTGCAGTTAGTCTCTCAGTGGAGAGAGTGCTGTTGCATAGCAAAGAGCATAACAGAAAAGGGTACACCTAATCACATACTGGTAAACAAGATTATGGATTATCCTTTAAATCATTTTGCAGTTTATACTGCAATGGTAATATCAGCAATGAGACATCGAGAATATAAAGTTGATGTTCAAAAGTTTTGGAAGTGGATGCACAAGACGGATTGGTGTAATGTAAACTGTACTCTTGGAGAAGGTCTGTTTGCTGAGTGGCACGATGACATTTATCTTAGAGAATGCCTTTACAACTTGGAAGAAAAATTTAGAGCTGGCGGTATTCCAGCTGACGAATGGCAGGTAATATACGATAGGTTCAAGGACTTCACGCCACTATGGTGCGGTGAATAAAAAGTATTTGGCAAAACAAAAAATATTAATATTACACATTATGAAAGGAAATGACGATAGATATGATTGTTGAAAGAACAGAGACACAGATTATTCGGAAGTCTCATCCTTTGTGGAAAGCGATTGATGAGATGTGTTTAAATGCAAAGAACCTTTATAATTATGCTAACTACATAATTAGGCAAGAGTATATCAACAATAAAAGATATATTCCGTACAAGGAAATGAACTTCAATCTTAAAACACATCAGCAATATAAAGATTGCATGAGTCAACCTGCGAATTGTGTTCTGCGTTTGCTTGATAAGAACTGGAAATCATTTTTTAAAGGCTTAAAAGAATATGAGAAGAATCCAAAGAAGTTTTTGGGTAGACCGCAGATTCCTAAATATCTAAAGAAGGACGGCAGATTTAACTGGATGATACCAAATAATTGTTGTTACTTTGAGGATGGGGAACTTAAATTCAGAGTGCGTAAACTACAATCTATTAAATGGAAGTGTAGATGCGTGGGCAGATTGATACAGGTAAGGTTTGTTCCAAGAGGTTGTGTATATGTCATGGAGATAGTATCTCAGATTGAAGTTTCTGATGCTACGTCTGAAAATAAACGTATTGTAGGTATTGATTTAGGAGTTAATAATCTTGCTACAGCTTCAAATAATATTGGCGAGAAGCCATTTGTTATTAACGGTAGAGGATTAAAGAGTATAAATCAGTTCTATAATAAGCGTAGATCGGGGCTACAATCTAAATTACCCAAAGGTCAGTTTTGGAGTAAACAACTTGAACAAATAACCTTTAAGCGTTTCAACAGAGTAAAAAATTATATGCATCATGCAAGCTGTTACATAGTGAAGTGGTGTGCACAACATCAGATAGACACTTTAGTTGTAGGACATAATGACGAGTGGAAACAAGATTTAAAGATGAGTAAAGTTAATTCTCAAAATTTTGTTGGAATCCCATACGAAATATTAATACAGCAGTTAAAGTATAAGTGCGAAGATGTTGGTATAAACTTTATTGAAACTGAGGAAAGTTATACGAGTGGAACGAGTTTTCTTGATGGAGAGTTGCCTTGCAAGGAGAACTACAACAAGAAACGCAGAGTTAAAAGAGGGTTATTTCAAGCTACTGATACATTGATAAATTCCGATGTTAATGGAGCGTATCAAATAATTAGAAAAGTATTCCCAGATGCGTTTAGCTATGGGATAGAGGTGTGTCTAACGCCTACTATAATAAATGTATATAAAATATAGTAAATGGGTATTACCCAATAGAAGGAGGATTTTAAGATGAAAATAGGAATTAAAATGAGCGACCTAAATATTAACAATTATATAATTCATAACGCTCCCGACTATGCCAAAGATAGCCCGTTCATTGTGGTTAGATCAGTGGATGATACAGGGCTGTGGTTTTATGGAGCTTACGAAGAAGTAAAAAAGGCATATGACGTTGCCTATCAAGTACACGGCGAAGTCATATGTAATTTTTAGAAGTCTTGTTTTATTGCTTTTTTTGTAAAGGGGGAAAATTAAAATGGCAAATAGATATAATGGTTATATTTACGACACTTGCTCTTGTGGAGTAACCGTAGCGTGGAAAACAGAAGAACGATATGGCGAACACGAGGAGTTTCTTTATAATGACTACTTCAACAGACAAGAATTTTATGATTTCCTCGACAATAATCTTATAGCAGATAACTATAAAGATTATATTAAGGGAGAGATAAAAGAATAAAGTTTTATTAAGGAGGAACAATGAGAATAGTATCTTTTTTTTCAGGTGCCGGTGGACTGGATTTAGGATATTGCCTTGCCGGACACAAAATCATATGGGCAAATGATTTTGATGAATATGCTGTACAGACATATAATTACAATATTGGTAAATATCAGGATCATGAAGCTTCATGTATTGATATTGTCAAGCTGCTTAATACATCAAAAGAAGAAATCAATCAGATTATTCCTGACTGTGATGTTATTATAGGAGGTTTTCCATGTCAGGGATTTACAATAGCAAACTTAGACAGAAGCATGGAAGATGAGAGAAATTATCTGTATTTACAGCTTTTAAAAGCAATATCTGTTAAACAGCCACCTTTTTTTCAGTTAGAAAACGTAAAAGGATTAGAAAATATTGATAAAGGCGAAGTTCTTCCGATGATATTACATGATCTGGAAAATGCTGGAACTAAGAAGTCAAAATTATTTCCCGGCACTGGGGCTGGATATGATGTTTACTACAATGTATTAAATGCTTATGATTTCGGAGTCCCTCAAAACAGAGAACGTGTAATTATATTAGGAATAAGAAAAGACATAGATTATAAATCACTGAGCAATCATATAAGTGATGTGCCATTAAGTAAAAATAAACCTAAAAAAAGGCTTATTATAAATGGCACTCATTCTGAGGATTCAACAACAAACGATCCTGTTCCTTTGAAAGAAAAAATCAATAAAGCTTATAAAAAATGGCGTAAAAGCGGAGAGCCTGTTTCAATTGATATTAATAATAAAGAAATATATCATACAACAATTCTCAAAGATGCTATTGGTGATCTGCCATTGGAGTACAGCGATGATTGTCCATTTTATAATCATACAGGCAGTGCTTGCAAGGTAAAGATATCCAACCACATTGGCAACAGAGCCACATATTGGGAGAAACGAGCACCAACCATCATGGGGAGAGGCAGCGGAACAGGTGGAGCGTTAATCCCGCCGCACCCCGAACAGCACAGAAGGCTATCAATCAGAGAGGTTGCACGAATCCAGACATTTCCTGATGATTTTATTTTTCATGGGAACAACTCAGCCTGTTACCGACAGATCGGCAATGCAGTTCCTGTTCTTTTAGCATATCACATTGCTTATATTTTTACAGAATATGAAAATACATACTGAATGAATCCGAATACAAAATATCCTATAAAAGAATAATTTAAAGGAGAGTTGACAATGCAAAAGACAGTAACAACAATTTATTGTGACAAGTGTGGGAAAGATATATCTAAATCTCATCAGCATTGTAATATGGTAATATATTATAAAAGTATTGTTTGGGGCATAGTTGGCAAGAAAATTGATTTATGTTCAAAATGCGCAGACGAATACTTTAAAGCAGTAAAGCCCTTTTTAAATAAAAGGGTACGAAATGAAGAAGAACCGCCCGATGATGGCAGTTGCTTTTAATAGAATTTCACTTTTATGAGGAGGAGTTATGAAACAACTGCAAATTCAAATACCAGATAAGTTTGCCGGAGTATTGACGGTGACTTGTGTTAAATCCGTTGGTCGTACTACCAATGTCACAGTAGAAGCCTTTAATATTACAGATGCAACAGACGATACTATTCTCCGAGTGAAAGGAGATAGGAGGGATAACAATGGCTGAGTATCATGTAGGTAACGGCTTTGAAAATATATATGCCGGAACTCTCACGAAAGATAAAAGACGCTGGGTGAACAAGTCGGATGTTACAGATGAAGCGATAGCAGCGGTGTTCACTTGGTTCACGCAGTTTATGGACGGTAATGAGGAACACAGTATTACATATAAGAGTTCTGAATTTGAGCTTGTAATGCGGAGAAAGGATGTATGCGACTATGTTTGATACAATAGGTAGCTTGAACGATACGATGTTCCATATAGTTATATACTTATTCTTATGGCGTATTCTTTCTGAGTTGATGGATATAAAAGATGTCCTTAAAAGAAAAGACGGTGAACAGAATGACGATTGATGAAGCTATAAAGCATTGCCTTGAAGAAGCAGGAGAGTTACAGAAAAGAGCAGACAGTGCAGAGTTAATTGATGTGCTTGGCGGACTGGACGTTGAAGCTTGCAAAGAGTGTGCAGCAGAACACAGACAGCTTGCAGAATGGTTGATGGAGCTGAAAGATACGAGAGCTGCACTGAATGATTGTGGTGTTGAGATTGAGATGTTGCTGGGTGAGTTGAAAGAAGCCAAAAGGCTGTTGAAGTTGGCGGTTGAGGATATGAGCGAAAAAAATTTTTGTACTAAAGTGTGCAAGAGAGATAATTTTGCTTGCCGAGTTTCAGATACTTGTGATTTTAAATGGCGTTACACCGATGAAGCATTAAAACTAATCGAAAGTTGAAAGTTGCATTTTATTAGAAAGGAGTGTAGTGCTATGAGGTTAAGTAACGGATCTCAGCCAATAACAGAAAAAGAGCTTTCTAAGCTTATGGAACTCCGTCGTGAACTGGCTGCTCAGTATCATACTATTCCCGAAGAAAGGGCTTTACTTAGTAATACAATGTTTGCAATTGATGAACTTGTGGGACTAATAGACCGCATACGACATATGATATATGACCAGAGGCAGATTATTGAAACCGATAAAGAGCGTTCTCTGTTTCGTGAAGATAAAATGTTTATCGAGGGCAAGGAAAAGATTATATTGGAGTTAATAAGAGCTTGCAATATGAGTGACATAATACGTTGAAAGCTACATTTTATGTGAGGAGATGTTGAGTTTGAGCGAATACACTGATAAAGATATGGTAAAGAGCCTTGCGAGAGCAATTGAGTTGCTTACTGAAGAAAACAAGGAACTCCGAAAAGAAATTAGGGAATTGAGATATGAATTTGGTTATCGTGCATCTTTAACAGATGAACAAATGCAGACGCTTAAAACTTTTTTCGGAGATGAACTATGTAAATAAGGAGTGAGAAGATGAATAGAGAAATTCTTTTCAGAGCAAAAACAAAAGCGACTAAAGAATGGGCGTATGGGCATTTTGCAAAACAGTACGATGTTCCTCAGATATATGCTGGCAACGGACATGAGTGCGTATACGAAGATACGCTATGTCAATATACTGGCTTAACCGACAAGAACGGCGTGAAAATCTTCGAGGGAGATATTTTTCAAGGCGACGAATATCCTTATTGTTCTGACGGAGACTACAATTACTATGCAGAAGTCGTATGGTTTGATGACGGCTGTTGTGGTTTCGGTTTATGTACTCATAAAAATCCAAAGTCGGTTGTGTGAGGCATAAGTAACGGTAACTGCGAATGGTTTGAGGACTTCGATAGCAATAATTGGTCAGTTGTTGGTAATATCTACGATAATCCTGAACTTATTGAAGAATGACAGCCACTTTTTGGCTATTTTGCGTGGGCAAAATGGCAATAAAACCTACGTTTAATGAGGAGGCGAGTGAATGAGCAATCTTGAACACTTGATGGAGAAATACGATGATAAAGAAATGTAGAATATGCGGTACTGAATTTGAAGCTGCCAATCCGAGATACTGTCTCTGCTCAGATGCTTGCCGAAAGATAGCCTATAAGGAAAGCAATAAAAAGAACGCTCGGAGATACTATCATCAGGATGTTGTGAGGGACAGGCGTAAAATCTATTATAGAGAACACTATAAGCCGGTAGGTAAGAAATGTGGAATGTGTGGTGAGAGATTGCCTGATGGCAGAGCTACATATTGCTTGACTTGTTTATTAAAGGATCACGCAAAGAATCCGAGCATTGTTACACGACAGAGATTATACAATAGGGGCTTTGATAATTTTATGATAGAGGAAGAAATTGCCAGTATGGGATTGAGGTGACAAGATGACTAATCACGAATGGCTAAACTCAATGACCACACTTGATTTGTTAGACATGATATCCAAGCGTTCTCCAGAATGTTTGATTTATCGCATAAACGACTGCGATTATGATGCTGTTAGGGGCAGATGCGAGAAGTATGAAGGAGAGAGTTGCCGTGAATGCCTATCGGCATGGCTGAAAGAAAATTACTAATTTTTTTATTTTCCTCTTGACAAGTCGAGAGATTAATGATATAATATAATTGTGGAGATGATTTTTACATCTTTGCAAAACAACAAATGAGAAAAGGAGAATAATAATGCCCGAAGAAATCTTTAAGAAGAAGCAAGAATTTCTTGACAAGATGAGTAAGATTGATGTAAAGCCGTATCTGTTTACCAAGAACGGTATGAGCTACTTGCCGTGGAGTCGCTGTGAAGAACTGCTGAAGCTCAACGCACCAGACGCGATACTGACCGAGATTACGTTCCCAACAGAGAAGATAATCACGGCTCTTGTAGGGGAGACAAAGGACGGCAAGCAGTACGCAAGCCATGTAACAACCACGGATATGCCTTACTTCACAGATGGTAAGACCGCATTTGTCAAGGTAAAGCTTGAAATTCCAAGTGTTGAGATTGTTTGTGAGACAACACTTCCTATCATGGACTTTAAAAATCAGTCTATTCCTATCGAGAAGATTACAATGAACGATGTAAACAAATCCCTTAAACGTTGCATGGTTAAGTGTGTGGCAGAAGGAACTCTGCTCGGTATTGGACTTTGGCATAAGATTGAAACCAGTGAAATGGCAGCTATTGAGAATGTCAAGAACGCTGAAAAGGCTCTAACCGCAATTGAAACCTTTAAAGCTAAGATTGACGAGGGTTATGACCGTAACAAGCTTGTTTCGTGGCTCAAGATTAACTACGGAACTTCAAATCCTCAGACGATTAAGGACGCAGACAAACTCAATCAGTTAAAGGCAGACCTTGATAATCTTAAAGCAGATGACTTCAAGGCTGATAAGAAATCAAAGTAATTTTTGGAGGTATAATTTATGAATCAGTGTACAATTATTGGTAATCTTACAAGTGATCCTGAACTCAGACAGACCACAAGTGGCAAGTCAGTAGTTAAGTTTACTATTGCTGTAAACAACGGCAAGGATTCTGAGGGCAATGACAGACCGGCAGACTTTATTACTTGTCAGGCATGGAATAAGACCGCTGAACTTGTAGGACGTTACTGCAAGAAGGGCAAGCCCATAGCAGTCATCGGAGCATTTAAGACAGACAAATATCAGGACAAGAACCACGAAGATGTAACACATTACAATTCATATATTCTTGTTAATTCCATAGAGTTTGTTGGCGGTGGCAACAACAATTCGCAGCAGACACAGGTTGCTCCTGCACAGACCGCAGCACCCGCAGCACCAGTTGAAGCACCGTTAGATGGAGACATTCCTTTCTGACATATGTCATAAACAGCGACACGACACGGTAAACGAGCCAATCTCGCATACAATTTAATATGTATGTTGGGGTTGGCTCTATTTTTGTTTAGGGGGCAACATGGATTTAAAGAAAAAAGTTTGGTCGTTCTCGTCAGTCAAATCATTTGAGCAATGCCCGTATTCATTCTATCTGCACTATGTAGAGGGAGAACAAGAGTTGCCTAATTCTTTTGCGCAAAGCGGATCGTTTGTCCATAGCATTTTAGAGAGATGCTACAAGGGTGAGTTGTATGAGTTTGAACTTGCTGATGAATTTGAAGCACATTACGCAGAAGAAGTAACTGAGCGTTTCCCGTTCTACAACATGGCAAAGTCCTACTACGATACGAGCCTTGCGTACTTGCAGACATTTGAAAAAGACGATAACTACGAGGTTCTTGGTGTTGAAAAGCGCATTAACTGCGAGATAGGCGGTCACAAGTTCACGGGAATAATAGACTTGTTGCTGAGAGATAAGAGTGATGGACGAATTATAATACAGGATCACAAGAGCAAATCTGCCTTTAAAAAAGGTGAGAAAGCCGATTATACCAAACAGCTTTATATCTACTCTAAGGCGGTATATGAAGAATATGGTGAGTTTCCGAAAGAGTTGTGGTTCAATCTTTACAGGGCGCAGAAGATAGAAAAGGTAGAGTTTAAAGAAGGGGATTATATGGCTGCGCTTGACTGGTTCAAGGTGGCGGTTGATACAATATTACAGGAACAAGAGTGGGAGTGCAAGCCAGACTCATGGTATTGTACGAATCTTTGTGGATTCACAGATTGCGTTTATAATGGGAGGGAATAGAGATGGTGGATAAGGCACTAATCGAGCAAGCAAAAGAAAGAATAGGTGATAATACAGCGGACATTATAGCCGACATTTTCAAACTTGAAAAATATGATAGTAAGAATAAAAAAGGTTGTTGTCCGTTTCATAATGAGAACACACCATCGTTTATTTTTGACAACAAATCCCACAGATTCCATTGTTTCGGGAAGTGCAATAAATCTGTTGATATAGTAGATGCCTATATAGAAGGACAAGGAATGACATTTAACCAAGCTGTTACAAAAGTATTTGAACTTGCTGGCATGGACGTTCCAATGCCCGAAGTTGGTTTAAAAGCAAACAAGAGTTATCGTTATCCCAAGCTCACAAATGGAACTGATATGACTCTTGTGTATGAATATCTCGGCAAACGTGGGATAAGCAAGGCGGTTATTGATTACGCAGGACTTTCTTGCGACGGCAAAGGTAATATTGAGTTTCCATTTATTGATAGTAATGACGTTCTCAAGACCGTTAAACTCCGCCCAGCCCGTAAGATAGATAAATCCAAAGGGGAGATAAAGACTTGGGTGCAGAAAGATACGGATCACGAAAATGTAATGTTTTTACAACATCTTGCCAATCCCGATAGCCCATTGCTGATTTGCGAAGGCGAAATTGATGCGCTTGCTGCAATACAGGCAGGATATAAAAATACAGTATCAATTCCTTTTGGGTGTAGCAATACTAAGTTCATTGATGAACAGTGGGATTTCTTTGAACAATTTGACACTATTGTAGTGGCAGGAGATAATGATGAAGCAGGTCGCAAATTTTCTAAGGAAGTTGTGGCGAGACTCGGTAATTGGAAGTGTAGGGCAGTACAGTTTCCAACATCCTACACTATGTCCAATGGTGAAAGGGTTGCGGTATCAGATACTAACGAAGTGCTGTATTATTACGGAGCAGAAAAGGTTTTAGAATGTATAAACGAAGCTATTAATAAGCCAATCCCTACAGTTGTAGATTTTAGTGATGTTCACGAGTACAATCTTGATGAGCTTGACGGCTGTAGATTTGGTCTTGCCGATATGGATAAAGTGCTGATGAGGCTATTTTCGGGCAGCCTAACGGTTCTATTTGCAAAGGCAAGTGCCGGCAAGACAAGCTTAATCAACTTGCTAACTGCCGAGTGTTTGAATGATGGGAAGTCGGTTTTTCTCTATTCTCAGGAGTTAAGTAATGCTTTAACATCAAACTGGCTTTTGTACTCCCTTGCGGGCAGACGCAACATTAATTCCTTTGTGAGCAAAGAGGGGGCTCCATACTATCGTGTAACGCCTGATGCTCGTAAAGAAATTCTCAAATATTATAGAAATCAGCTTTTCCTTTATCGTGATGGAGAGAGCATTGATATAGATGATATTCTCAAGACCGCAGAGGTATGCGTCCGTAGACAGGGCGTGAGTTTGGTTGTTCTTGATAATTTGACCTGTATATCTTGTAAGGGCTGTGAGAGCGATCTTATGAGACAAACTGAGATAGTCCGCAAATGTGTAAACTTTGCTCTCACTTTTAATGTGGCAGTAGTTCTCGCAGCTCATTCGCGTAAGACTAATGAAGCGTTGAGTATGGATGATGTTGCAGGTAGTTCTAATATCTCTAATCTCGCAGGTCGTGTTATCGGTATGGAGAGAAACGAAGTGGGCGTTACTATTAAGATTATAAAAGACCGATACCTCGGCAAGAATGGTGCAGAGATAAAACTCGGATTTGATTATCCAAGTCGTAGGTTTTTTAGTGTTAATAATACCGATGAGCTGAAACGCATTTACGCATGGGATAAAGGCAATTGCCTTGCTGATAATCCGCCTCCTTGCATATCATTAGAACAGATAACGCAAGCAGAACAGGCGGAGCAAGAAGTGTTTGGAGCGTGATATAATGTATAATAAAGAGCTTATTACTCAAATAATACCCACTCTAAACTTTGAGTTTCCGTATTCTATAGATGATTATGCCGAGCATATGTACTTTGAGAACTACCATAAACATACCTGCGAGTCCAATCACGCTCTTGCCGACAGCGCAGAGACATATACCCGTTATGTTGACCGCATTAAGGAAGTCAACTCCAAATGCTTATTTAGTGGAGAACATGGTTGGCAGGGAGATCACATTGCCACATATGACTTAGCTCAAAACGTCGGCTTAAAATATCGCCATTCCTGCGAAGCCTATTGGGTAAAGGATAGACTAATAGAGATTGATGGCAAGAAAGACGGTACAAACTGTCACATGATGATAGTGGCTAAAACCGCTAAAGGAAGAAAGAGATTAAATTACATTCTCTCTATAGCAAACATTGATGGCTTCTATAAGAGGGCAAGAATTGACTTGCCCTTATTGCTCAACGAAAGTCCCGATGACTTTATAGTGACGAGTGCTTGCGTAGCAGGTTGGCTCTATGATGATGCTGACGAGATATGGCTCAAAATAGCAAAGCACTTTGGCAATAACTTTTTCTTAGAGGTGCAGAACCATAACACTGATAAGCAGAAAGCCCTCAACAAACATATTCTTGATTTAGCAAGAGAGCACAATCTTCAAATTATTGCAGGACTTGACACTCACTATGTTAATGCAACTGGTTCAAAGGAACGTGACGTTTTGCTTGAATCTAAGGGCATAACTTACCCAGATGAAGAAGGCTGGTATATGGATTTCCCTACGGCAGATGTGATTATTGAACGTTTCAAAGAGCAGGGTGCTCTAAGCGAAGAAGAAATATATCGCTCCATTATGAATACTAACGTATTTGTTAATGGTTGCGAAGAAATAATTCTTGATAGGTCATTCAAGATTCCTAACATTTATAGAGATAAAACTTATGACGAGAGAGTGAAGATATATCAAGATTTGCTAAATGAAGGCTACAAGCAAGAAAAAATACATTCTCCTGATAGAGTAGAAGGAATAAGAGCAGAAGCTAAAGAAGTTATAGATTCTAAAGTCGTTGATTATTTTTTGCTTAATCACGGATTATTAAAAACTGCAATTGAAGAAGAAGGCGGCGTTCTCACAACTACATCAAGAGGTTCTATGGGTTCATTTTACACAAACAAATTGCTTAAATTTACTACAATAGACCGTTTTAGTTGTGAAATCCCAGTATATTACCCCAGATTCTTAACGGCAGATCGTGTACTCTCAGGATCTATGCCTGATTGCGATTACAATTTGGCAGAACAAGAACCATTTGTGAGAGCAGCCAAAAGATTGTTGGGGGAGCATGGGTGTTATCCTTTGATGGCTATTGAAAAGTATAAGCCTAAGAACGCATGGAAGATGTATTCTCGTATTAACAATGTTGAACCCACCGAAGCTAATGAAGTGTCTAAAGCTATTGACAATTATCTTAAAGCCTGTAAAGAAGCAGGAGATGAGGCTAATGATATAGATATTGCTGAATTTATCCCCAAGCAATATCTGCAATTATATAACGAAAGCGTAAAATATCAGGGCATTATTTCAAACTTCAAAGTTCATGCTTGTGGACATTTATTGTTTGATGGCGATATTCGAGAAGAAATCGGATTGATGAGCGCAATATCAGAAAGCACACATAAGAGAACAGTATGTGCGTGTGTTCAAGGTGGCTATCTTGATTCTTATGGTTATGTTAAGGACGATTTCCTAATTGTAGATACTGTTGCGCTGACATACGAATTGTTTAAGAGTATTAATAAAAAAGTTCCTACATTTGATGAACTGAGAGAAATGGTAACGGGAGATCAAGCCACTTGGGACATTTATTCTAAAGGCATTACTTGTTGTGTAAATCAGGTTGAAAGAGATGGAACAAGACATAACATGATGCAATATAAGGCAACCAATATACAAGAACTATCCGCTTTTATAGCCGCAATAAGACCCGGCTTTAAATCTCTTTTAAGAACGTTTTTAGAGCGTAAACCATATAGTACAGGTGAACCAAAAATAGATGAATTGCTCGAAGATACAGCTCATTTTATGTTATACCAAGAGTCGATTATGAAAGTATTGTCGTTCTTAGGATTGCCAATGAGCGAAACCTATGGTGTAATAAAAGCTATTTCAAAGAAGAAACTTAAAGGCGAGAAAAAAGAAAAGCTTGAAAATCAGCTTAAAGAGAACTGGAAGAAGATATTTGGCAACTTAGATAACTTCCAAAAGGTATGGGATGTTATCAATGATGCGGCACTGTATTCTTTTAACTCTCCTCATGCTCTCAGCACTTGCGGAGATAGTTTGTATCAAGCATGGTTTAAAGCGCATCATACTTCAAAGTTCTATGAAGTAGCTATCAATCATTATCAACGTAAAGAAAACAAAGATAAAATAACGGCACTTATAACTGAAGCTACAACACAGTTTGGCTACACAAAACTTCCATTCCGATTTAGGCAAGATAATAGAAACATTAATGTAAATGATAACACTAAAGAGATTACTATGTGCTTGTACTCTATTAAAGGCATTAGCAAAAATGCTTCTGATATTTTGTTTGAGTATAAAGATATAAAATTTGACACGTTCTTAGATGTTATTAAAACTATTCCATTAGACAAGACGACTTATGAAGCATTAATAAGACTTGACTACTTCACAGAGTTTGGCAAGTCGGCAAAACTACTGGCTATCTATAATCTATATAGGAATTGGAATGGTAGGAAGTCTATTAAGAAAACAAGTATAGAGCCTTTTAACATTGAACTGTTGAATCAGTTTTGCCCAAAGGAAACAGCTTCTCAGTATTGTTTTGATGACATTGAGCCTTTATTGCAAGCGTATATCAAGTCAATTCCTGATGAAGATATTCCTCAAAAAGAAAAGATTGCAGCACAACTCGACCATTTGTCCTATGTACAGGCAACAGGTCGTGAAGAAGATCGTCGCATTGGCTATGTCAGAGCAGTCTACCCCTGCAAGCGCAAAGCCGACAATAAAACGTGGGCATACAAAGTCTCAGTGACGTTCCTCGGCAAAGGTAAAGACAGCGACTTGACAATCTACAAGGCAAGATACGATAAATGCAAGCTCCAAAAAGGCGACATCTTCTATGCAGACAGCGTTTCGCCAAAGGACTATCAAGGCAGACGGTACTGGTATCTCATGGAGTATAAAAAAATCTGAAAAAATTTTCAAAAATCTCTTGACAAATAAAGTAATTAGTGATATAATGTAATCGTAGCAAGGAGAGATACAGATTTAAACTGTGTCTTTCCATTGCTATACTCTAACAAGGGAACAAATTAATAATAAAAGGAGTGATTTATTAAGTGGAGTATAAAGTTGGAGACAAGGTAAAAATTAGAAAAGGCTCGTTGGCAGGGAATATATACACCATAAGTCACATAGAGTCTTGTGGGCATATAGAACTTTCTGATTTGCCTTATGTCTTTTTTGACTATGAACTTGAACCAGTGGACGCAGACGGTGGCAAGATTGCATATGCTCCAAATGGAGCACCATTATTTTGGATGCCAGAACCCGAAAAACCTGTGTCGATTGAAGAACAACTTGGTTTGCCAAAGGGTGTAAGTATTCACGATTTGCCGACAACTGAGTTAATTAAGAAAGAATTTAATGTTGCATGGATTGATAAAATCGCATTACCGACAGCAACAGAAACAAAAGAAATGGTAGAGCGCGTTAGGCGAGAAATTCTTAAATTTACAAATGCATTTCCAAAGGAGGAGAAGAATTTGAAATTTACATTTTATGTAACAGAAGGAACGAGAGTAGATAAGAGTTGCAACGGCACAATCCCTACTATGACAACAATGTATCCTATATTGATAAATATGGTTGTATTATGAAGGGCACAGCTACTTGCGATAAGACAGATTATGATGAAAGACAGGGCGTTCTTGAAGCTTTTGCAAACGCAACTTGCGGAAATGATTTTTATAAGGTGTACGCCAAAGCTGTTAAAGAAAAGAAACATCGTGACATTGCAGACAGGACTTGCACCTACTGTGGCAAGGTCTTTGATACAGTAGAAGAAAAACAGGAGCACGAATCTTGGCACGTTGAGTGCAAGAAGGCAAGGCGAGAGCGTTATCTTCTCCGCAAGAGAGCAAAGGAAATTGCTTTTGAAGAACAGGCTCAAAAGATGGCAAAGGAAATGATGGGTGAGCAGAAGTGATACTCATACTGTCAGCACTGGCAGCGTTCTTTAGCATACTCGGTAACGTGTTAATTGCCTTTAAGAAACGAATTGCATTTTTGATTTGGATTATAGGCAACCTGTTATGGATATGGGAGTCAATTGTAGACTCCCTCAATATCCCACTGATAGTTATGAACGCTACATATTTGTTCTTAAATCTGTTGTCGTACAGAGAATGGAGGAAGAATAAAGAAGTGCATAAAGCGATTGACAAGAGCAAGCAAGAATGAAAGTTTGATTTTATTGCCAATTTAGCAACGTAGAATAGGCATTTACGGGCTTTTATTTTAGGCTCACAAAGAAACAAATTAGAAATAGGAGGACAATAAATGAACGAAAGAATACAGCAAGCCATAGACCTTACAAAACAAGTTCTTGGCGACGCTCGTAGGGGGGGCAAGAACGTCTGCTGTTCTGTCTCTGGCGGGGCGGATAGCGATATACTAATTGACCTGTGCGAGAGGGCAGAGCCACATTTTGTGAGCTATGTGTTCTTTGATACAGGTATTGAGTATCAGGCAACTAAGGAGCATCTCAAGTGGCTTGAGCAGAAGTACGGCATTAAGATACACAGAGAGAAAGCAAAAGTGCCTGTTCCTTTAGGTAATAAGAAGTATGGCGTTCCATTCCTTAGTAAGAATGTGAGCAATATGATATGGCGTTTACAGTCTAATGGCTTTCAATGGGAAGATGATACATTTGAAAATCTTTATGCTAAGTACCCAAATTGTAAGTGTGGTTTGCTGTGGTGGACTAATGGCAAGGGCGAAGGAAGTCACTTTAATATCAACCGTAATTCATGGCTAAAAGAGTTCTTAATGAAGAATCCGCCACCCTTTAAAATATCAGACAAGTGTTGTTTAGGAGCTAAGAAAAACACTTCCGATGTTTATATGAAAAAGTTCCCAACGGATTTGATGATTATGGGTGTAAGAAAAGCTGAAGGCGGAGAAAGAAGAACGGTGTACAAAGAACAGGTTTATTTCAATAAACAACATAAGGTTAATTATTTTCTTCCTATTTTATTATTCATCGACGCAGATCGGCAGGAGTATTGTAACGAATTTAATGTGGTTCATAGTAAGTGTTATGTAGAATACGGACTTAAAAGAACTGGTTGTTGTGGTTGCCCATATGCAAAAGATTATGTTTTTGAGAGAGATGTTCTTAAACAGTATGAATCCAAACTTAGCAAAGCCATAGAGAATATGTGGGGCGAAGTTTACGAATACACCAACAAGTATCACGAGTTTCAGAAGATGATGAACCGCAAGTACAAAGAGAAGAAACAATGCGTCTGCGGTTGTACTGAGTTCACGGGTGATGACGTAGCCATGAATCTCAAATACTTTGGCAGAGATGTAAAGACTTTGCTTTGCCGTGGGTGCTTTCAGAACATCATGGAGATGACAGACGAGCAATGGGACGAAGCAATTGATGGTTTCAAAGCTCAAGGTTGCGAATTATTCTAAAAAAAAGAGCCAGTTTTTGCCTATTCTACGTGGGTGAAACGGCAATAAAATAAATCTTTTATCCAAAGAGGTGAAATAAATGGTAGATGCAACAAATTTTGTGAGCAAAGATTTTTTGTATTGGTTAAGTGGTAGTTTCTACCAGTCATTTTGCGACGGGCAAGAATGTGACTCATGTCCATTTAGCATCAATAAAAACGGATTCAAGGTGCAATGTACGAAATTGAATGATGAGCAAGTGCTACAGGTATTTAAACAAATATACGATAAAGAATAAAACTTTACTTTTATTGGGTTGACAAAGTAACAAATTAGAAACAAGGAGGAATTTAATTGAAGTTGACAATGATTGAATTATTTTCTGGCATAGGTGCTCAGATCAGAGGATTTAAAAACTCTGGTTTATTTGACACTGAGGTAATAGCAACATCAGAGATTGACAAAGATGCAATCGTGAGCTACGCTGCCGTTCACTGTGGACTTACACCAGAACTTATTGAGAACTATGATTATCCGCCCGTAGATGAAATGGTGGAGTACCTTGAAAGTCGTAACATTGGCTATGTCTTTGAGAAGAACAAGGCTTATGACTGGCAGAAGAAACGCAACAGTGCAGACTTAAAGAAGTATTATCTGGCATCAGTTCTTTCTAAGAATATGGGAGACATATCAAAGATAGAAGA